CATGCGTTTGTATCACGCTCAGAGAATCTTGACCCTAAGAAGTTTTTACCTTTAGACGTATTGCAAATCTGGGACTGTTTCAGTTATGATTTTACTGTAATACAAAAAGCATTTCTGCGTAATCTTACGGCAAAGTTTTATGCTAAAGATAAACAATTTTATCAAGGCAATTATTTGTTTACGGTTGATCACTCAGCACCAGATTTAAATATTATTGATACAAGTTATGCCGAATGTCCAGAGGACCATAAGAGTTTTAATTTTATTGAACTAGATAATGGACAATATGCTGCACAGCCAAACAACCGTTGTTTATTTTTGGATGCAGCAAGCAATCCTAAACAATTGAAGTTCCCTGACTTCAAAGTTTGCACAAAGAAATATGTCGTTGAGCAAAATCCTAAATGGGCTTTAGGTGACACGGATACAGTAATGTACGAAGAGAGTTAATATGAAAATGGGTATAAACATGGTTGTATTTGCTTTTCTAATGGCATATGCAATGAGTCTAATGAACATTTTTGGTGTTGCCCTTTCTGGCATTGGTTTTTTAATAATGATGGTTCTTATTGAAGATTTGGAAGATATTGAGCAAGAAACAAGAACTCATGAGTTGTATCGTAAACATAGACAGGAGGCATTATGGCAAAGCAAGGAACTGAATCAGGAAAAAGTGGTCACAAAGCAGTCCAGAAGAGGACCAAACAAGGCGGTATCAAAAAAACAGCAAGCATGAGTAAACACGAAAAGAGGTCTTATAAAAAATATAAAGGGCAAGGTAAATGAAAAGAATATTAAGATTTACTGCCGCATGGTGTAATCCATGTAAATCACTATCAGCAAATTTAGGACAAGTTGATTCAAAATTACCGATTGAAGTTGTTGATATAGATATTCATCCAGAAATTGCAGAAGAATATGGTGTGCGTAATATTCCAACTCTTATAATGCTTGACGGCAACACAGAAATAAAAAGAATAACAGGATCAAAAACAACAAAAGAACTAAAGGAGTGGATCTATAATGATTAAAAAGCAGCAAACAAGATTAACCGACGAAAGAACATCATTTAAACCTTTTGCCTATCCATGGGCATATGAAAAGTGGTTGCAACATGAACAAAGTCACTGGTTACACACTGAAGTCCCAATGCTTGAAGATGTTAAGGATTGGAAAAATAAACTTACGGAAAACGAAAAGAATTTTCTTACTCATATATTCAGATTTTTTACTCAGGGTGACATTGATGTTGCAGGTGGTTATGTTAATAATTACTTACCTTATTTTCCTCAGCCTGAAGTAAGAATGATGCTGTTGGGTTTTGCTGCACGTGAAGCATTACATATTGCTGCATATTCACACTTGATTGAAACATTAGGTATGCCAGACACAACTTATTCCGAGTTTCTTGAATACGAGGCTATGCGTGAAAAACATAATTACGTACTTAATATTAGTTCACAGAATGGTGATGTTGCTTCTACTGCTACTCATATTGCAGTATTCTCTGCTTTCACCGAAGGGATGCAATTATTCAGTTCCTTTATCATGTTACTTAACTTTGCACGACAAGGCAAAATGAGAGGCATGGGACAAATCATTACTTGGTCAATTGTAGATGAAACACAACACGCCGAGTCTATGATCAAATTGTTCCGTACATACATTGAAGAGAACAAAGAAATTTGGAACGATGATCTCAAATCAAGAATCTATAAAATTGCAGAGACAATGGTTGAACTTGAAGATAAATTTATTGATCTTGCTTTTGATATGGGTGGCATTGAGGGTCTATCATCAAATGATGTGAAAATGTATATTCGTTATATTGCCGATCGTCGTTTGATTTCACTTGGCTTAAAGGGCATTAACAAAGTCAAAAAGAATCCATTGCCGTGGGTTGAAGAAATGATTAATGCACCAACACACACAAATTTCTTTGAAAATCGTGCTACAGATTATTCAAAGGGTGCATTGTCAGGTAATTGGGAAGCGGTTTGGGGTAAGGCAGCATAATATTACAATTCCGTTTCATTTCTCTCTATTTCTAAATAAAATAAAAGAGAAAAATCGGTCACAATAATCAGGTGACTCTGGAACCGTAACCAGAACTTCTATGCAAAAAACATATCGTAGCATCTTCATCTCAGACGTTCACCTTGGAACAAAAGATTGCAAGGCTGAAGCACTCAATAACTTTCTTAAACATAATACCTGCGATACATTATATCTTATTGGTGATATTATCGATGGTTGGAAAATAAAACAGAATAAGTGGCGTTGGAAACAAAGCCACACAAATGTCGTTCGTCGTGTTTTAGGTCATGCTAAAAAGGGAACACGTGTAGTATACGTTTTAGGTAATCATGACGAATTTCTCCGACCATTTCTTCAATACAATCTAAGTTTTGGTATGTTAGAAATGGTTAATCAATGTGAGCATATCGGTGCTGATGGTAAACATTATTTGGTGATTCATGGAGATTTGTTTGATGGTATCACAAGATTAGCACCATGGCTATCATTTTTAGGAGACAGAGCGTATGATTGCATCTTATCAGTTAATAATAAATTTAATTGGATCTTACATAGAATTGGTATTGGTTATTTTAGCCTTAGTCGTTTTCTCAAGCACAGGGTAAAAAAAGCCGTAGATTTTATCTTTCAATTTGAAAAAAATCTAGCAGGTTATTGCAAGAAAAAAGGATACGATGGCGTGATCTGTGGTCACATACATCATGCAGAGATAAAAGAAATAGATGGCGTAACATATATGAATGATGGTGATTGGGTTGAATCATTAACAGCACTTGTTGAACATCACGATGGTCGTTGGGAAATAATCACGTGGACACAGGAGAGCGACAATGTGGTTGATGATATTGATAGCGGTTCATCTGAACAATCCAAAAGACGTACCGGGAAAAATAACTTTAGAGTTTCCTGACCAGATTAGTTGTGAACAAAGTTTACAAAGTATGAATTATTGGTTGAAATTTGATTCATTTAAAATCGAAGGAAAGTGTGTGAAAAAATGATACGACTTAGCGATAAAATTACGATTGTAATACCTTGTAAAAATGAAGAAAAGTATATTCATCATTTGCTGACATCATTAAGACTACAAAAAATTGGCAATACTAGAATTATTATTGCTGATTGTTCCACCGATAATACCAGACAAGTTATAAAAGATAATAGTGCTTCTTTGAATATTGAAATCATCGAGGGTGGTCCAGTTTCAATTGCTAGAAATAATGGTGCTAAACTTGCCACTACACCTTATATCTTATTCATTGATTCTGATGTTCGTTTTTTTGATAAGTATGTAATTCGTGATGCTGTCGAAGAAATTGAATTCTACGATTTGGATTTGGTTGGTGCCAAAATATACTGCTATGATAATGATTGGCGGGCAAGTGTTGGATTTATACTGTTTAACTTTGTAAACAATATTCTCAAACATTTTAGTCCATTTGCAGTTGGTGCATTCATGCTCACACGCAAGGATAAATTTGAAGAATATGGTGGTTTTCCTGACAAGTATATAACTTCCGAAGATTTTTTCCTCTCAAGATTGTATGATCCTCAAAAGTTTAGAATCATCAATCATTATTTTGGCCAAGATTCACGTAGATTCAAAAAGATGGGCTACTTTGGCATGGCCGCATATCTAATCAAAAACTTCATAAATCGTAATAACAAAAAATACTGGGACAAGTTGGACGGGACCAAATACTGGGAATAGTCTAAATAAATGTTTACTGCCTAACATAGGGAGGCATCATGAAACATTTATATACTTTTATTATGGCAATACTCCTCTCCTCTTTCTCTCATGCCAGCCAGAAAGACTACAAATTGAATATTACCAATGATGGTGTAATTATTCACGACCAAAAAGACTGGCATTTTGTAGTTGAATCTGATGACTATGATATATACATTGAGAAAGGTATGTTGGGTGCAAAACAAGAAATTGTTAGATTTCATGCTTTTGTTCCATACCACACTCCAGAAAAAATGTTTGGTTCAAGTGTTCCTGTGAAAGCATTATATGTTTATGGTTCATTACATTGTGGTAAACAACAATTAATGTTACTCATTGACATGTATGTTGACGAAATTAATAAAATAATTTTTAGAAATTCTTACGAGGTTAACACAAACATCGTTTCTTTAAATGTACCAAATACCACACGTTTCGATATACTCAATCTTGTTTGTAAGGAATCAATATGAAAAAATTACTATTTACACTCCTGCTATTGCCATCACTGGCACTGGCACAAAAAGCACCGCAAGGTATGACATATGATGCACAAATTTTACGTGTAAATGATGGTGATACTGTGGTCATTTCAGCACCATTTTTACCAGCACCATTGAAGCCCGAACTTGCTGTCCGTATCTATGGTGTAGATACGCCAGAAAAGGGCTTTCGGGCACAATGTCCCCAAGAAGATGAACGAGGAAAACTTGCTACTAAATTTACAACCAACGCCGTTGCTAAATCTACCAAACGTCAGGTTACGTTATACGGGTGGGATAAATTTGGTGGTCGTGTATTGGGTGATATCATTTTAGATGGTCAAAGTCTCCGTGCAGGATTAATTCAAAATGGCTTTGCCCGTGAGTATTACGGCGAAGCAAAACAATCATGGTGTAACTAATGATAAATCTAAGACACCAATGTACCGCTTGTAGTTCACAATTTACAGTATCATACAACGAATTGTATACCGAATCAGATCCCATGCACTGTCCCTTCTGTGGAGAATTTTTAGTGTTGGAGGATGAAGATTTTAGTGCTGATGATGATGAAGATTACTGATTAATTTTTCTACATCTATCAAAATGCCATCTCTTCATGGCAACATATGCCCCTTCTTTTTGACAGTGGGGGCATACTAATTTTTTAAATGCGTGATGATTTGGATTATTCTTTTGACCTTCAGAAATTTTCCTAGATATTTCTGGGGATTTTAAAGCGGGTTTTCCAAAATTAGGATTTTTTGAACCCAATTTAGATAATCTATATCTTTCTCTTGATTCTGCGCTTCTTTTTTTACCTTTTCCAATCTTGGATAAAAGGGCTCTAGTTTCTTCGGAAGGTGAAATGCCTTTATTCCAAGGGGGAATGTATACCCACTCATCAGTTCTATATTCTTCTAGATTTATAGGATTTTCTTTTAGATATTTTTTGAGACTAATGATAAATTCATCATTGTCATCGAGGATATAAATAGACATGCTGACATTCCTTTTCAATGTTAGAGTATGTGCAGGCGGCAACCTGGCGACATACACCTATTTATATAAAATCAAATGTGGATATATCAAAATGAGCCGTTCAGTGACCCAAAAGATTTTTTTGGATTTGTTTATCTGATAGAGAATCTCATCACCAATAGGAAATATGTTGGACGCAAATACTTTAGTAAGGCTGGTGTCCGTCAAGTCAACGGCAAAAAGAAAAAGATCAGAAAAACTTCCGATTGGGAAAATTATTGGGGTTCCAACGAGACACTCAAAGCAGAAGTTGCCGAACTAGGCGAACACAATTTTCGTCGGACAATTCTCCATTTGTGTAAAAGTAGGTCGGAATGTTCGTATTTCGAAACATACGAAATATTTACTAGACATTGCTTGTTGGATGAGTTATACTATAATGAGTGGGTGTCGGCAAAGATACGCAAAGCCCACTTAAAAAATGTTGCGACCGCACATAAATAAAATTGTGATGCCTAACTAGGGTCACAAAATTCTTAGGAGATAATTATGTTTTTCACACAAGCACCTCAATTTCCAACAATGTACACTTGGAATGATGTTCAGCGTAAGGCTGAGGAAACAACACTCAAAACCATTGACTTCAATAAGGTTTTGATTGACCATACTCTAGATTACTTTGATGATATCACAGGTAAAACTTTTACTACATATAAAGTGAAGGCGTCAAATTTCAATAATAATGTGGCAGAAGATGCAAAAAAAATCATCAGGGCTGAAAGCAAAAAGACTAAAGATTGATATAGAGTACAAAACTAAGTTTTGGCAACCAGTGGTCAGAAACGGTTGGTGGTTGAAGTTTTCTACCTACCGTGACCACTTTATTCTTTTAATGATAGTTTCTCAGTATACGGGTCAAACAATAATTCGGTATTACGAAGATGAAAATGAGGCAGTAGCATTTATCAATTTCGTCACCACATGTAACGCCAACGACATACTACAATCAGCATAGAGGTATATTATGGATATTATGAACTCTCTGAAGAATAGCAGAGATATGATCGATTCATTGATTGCAAATAAAACTCAATCGTTTGCATCGGCAACAATACCTGCTCCTTTAGATGAATTACAATTGGCTGCACAAGAATGTGTGAATGCACTTCAGCGTGGCAATAAAATCTTTTTCATGGGCAATGGCGGTTCAGCAGCAGAGGCACAACACTTGGCTGGTGAATTAGTTTCTTATTTTATGACACAAAGTGAGCCATATGCCGCATTAGCATTGAATACAGACACCTCAGTTATCACTGCAATTTCAAATGATTTGGGTTACAAACATATATTCTCACGCCAATTACAAGCACTCTCAAAGCCTGGCGATGTGGCAATCTATCTTTCAACATCAGGTGGTTCTGAAAATATCATTGAGGCTATGAAATATGGATATCTGAATCAACTAGTAAACATTGCATTCACTGGTCTGAAAACAAGATGGATGCGTGATTACTCAAATCATTACATAGCAATACCATCTACATCAACACCCACAATTCAAGAGGGGCATTTGATTCTTGGTCATATTCTTTGTCATTACATAGAAGAAAAACTAGAAAATGCCAATACAAAAGACATGTCCTAGATGTGGCGTATCACACACTAAACGTGGACCATATTGTTCAAGGTCTTGTGGTAATGTTCGTCAACACACCGAAGAAGATAAACAGATTCGGTCACAAAAACTTCTTGAATACCATCTAACACCGGAAGGTGCAGCAACAAGAGCAAAGTCAGGAAAAATAGTTACTGCAATCAAACGTGGTGAAGATTGGAGTTCGGTAGAAATTGATGAATTTGCGATAAATATACCGGATGTTACTGATTACTCAGCAGATTACGATGATTCCTGGCAACGTGCCGAAAAATGGTAGGTTGACAAATGCGACATTCTAATCTATACTGTCATCATGGCTG